CCATTCTTCTTGTGCGCATGTATCCCATGCATTCACCAGGACTTGAGGCTTCACAAACCCTTGCATACGAATTTGATATACTTGATCCGGCACAGGACGTAATTCGAAACGGTTGTTGAAAAAGAGCACACCTTGCGGTCTATTTCCCGAATAGCCAATGTATTTGGCGTAAATCGTATCTGTTGCTGCTGGATAGTTATTGAAGTTAATGTCGTAGGCGCCCGTAGTGTAATTGATGGTTCCTGATCCATTTCCGATAAATGTACCAACGCTTAAATCGTTTAGAGTATATGTGGCTTGTATATTTACACCTGTTGCCACTGCATTAATGAAGGTAACTGCCCACGATCCCGTAGTGTAGTTAATCGTACCAATGCCACCATATTGGCTTACAAGTGTACCATCTCCTTGATCGAGGAATGTTTCATAGCCTGATGTAATACTGAGCGAGCCTACAACGATTGGAGGATAAAGAAGCGTACCCAAATATGAAGTTGTGCCGTCTCCTGTTTCTACAGTTTGTGACGCTACTTGCGTTCCTGTGTCCTGTAATACTTGCGTGCCATCGGTAATGAATGCAGAGCCTTTAACGATCGGAGGGCTTTGCAGACCCCCTGAAAAGTTAGATATTGCTCCCGTTCCTGTTCCAATGATATCGACAGCATATTGTTGTGGCCAATCTTGGTAAAAAATGTCAGGATCTTGATAAAAGACTAAGGGGAAACCATCGGCATAGGCTCCCGGGCTGTCGGTAAGATAAGTTCCAGGAAAGGTATAAACATCTTGCCCTGGAATTGTCTTAAAGTCTAAGAAGTTGTTAGAAATTTGGACTTTAAGTTCTGCTGGCATGGAGAACACTAGATATTGATTCGCTCTAAATAAGATCTGTGCATCTGTAAGCTGATCCTGGCTAGGAGTACCTGTAACATCCCGAATCTTTGCTATAATATCTGTTGCAGTCCAAGACATGTATTAGGCCATCTCGTGTTTGCGTTGAGGAGATTTGAAACTGAATATGTACTTAGTATTTTTAACATATGCTTCCGGGTGACCTTCAGGTCCTGTCTTGTAACCGTAGATTTTTTCGCCACAGTTTTCTAAATGTTCGATGATTTCCACGGGCAATTCATGTTCCATCCCATGATAAAGTGTGTAATGAAGAAGCGGATGTGTTTTGCTGTGGTAATGGAAGTTAAGAGCACACCCTGGGTCGCGTCCATTTAAGAAAATGACACGCCGCATTTCTGGGATGTGGGTAGATAATACAACCGTTGAGGATGTAGGAGGCAATCCTTCTGGGTCTTGTAGTAAGTGATTCCTTTCTATGACCTCTGCTTTTTGTGTGTTAAGCTTTGTTGTTCTTGCCATAAGTATAACCTTGTATTTGAATTATGCCACGTTTTGCCATGGCGTGTTAAATGTCTGAAATCCTAATGTTTCAGAGGGAGGAATGCCTGTTACGATGTTGGCTATACCCCCCGAAGTATAAGTGAAAAAATTTGATGAGTTGATATTAACGGTAAACCGGTTTGTATCGAGGACCTGCTGTATCAATCCGGGCAATCCATTGATTTGAATCATTCCGTGAACTTGTAGAAAATCTACAGTGGTTACACCTTCATCTTCTGCTGTAAATCCATGATTGGGAGAAGTAACGATTGCTTGTACGTCTTTACTGATTCCAGTAATGTCTCTGCGTGTATCCAACCATTCATTTGGTGATGGTGGAGTTACAGAAGGAGGTATTGCGTTGCTACTCATCTTGCCTCGTTAAAAGAGGGCCCTGAAGTAAGGAGGAGACTTCAGGGCCAGGAGGGTTAGGTTTCCCTAACCTTATGCACTAGTAAAAGGTGCATCTAGTAAAGCTAAATATTCCCATACATCTGAAGTATTCACCATTAAGGATGTACCCAGAGTTAAACCATTGAACGATGTATTGAGCAATGGTGTATTGTAAATTTGGAAACCGCTTGTCGTTGAAGGAGGAACTCCTGTAATCACGTTCGCAATACCACCTGACGTGTAAGTCGAGAAAGAGGTACTGTTAATATTGACAGTGAAGCTTGTTGTGCTTGTTACAGACTGAATCACACCTGAAAGAGTGTTGATTTGATCCATACCAACGACTCCATGGATTGTGACGGTTGTTACACCGATATCCGCGGATGTGAAGGCATGTGTAGCTGTAATAGAGGCATTCGCAGCATTGCTAATCCCTGTGATTGTCAGGTTTGTGTTTGTTGCTCCTGCTGGCAAGCCAGTCAGTGGCACAAATTCTGTCCCAAGTGTTCCACCGGTATAAGGCGTAACGCCGTTTGTTGAAATGTAGCTTAAGACTGGTGCTCCTGCTGTATATGTAGTGATATACGCAGAGGCGTTTACCATGTCATCCCACCATTCAACATTAGTGACACCAGTAATTGTACCGGATGTTTGGATGGTTTTGTTAACCATGCGGAAATAGCTAGGAACGAAACCTAGGTTTAGGTTCTGAGCTGTTCCGCCTGTAGTTACCGTAAGAGTACCTTTTTTGATTATAGCCATATGTTCTCCTTACGCTAATGTTGAGGTTAAGCGAGTTAACCAGTTGTCGTTCAATAGTCTAGTCGCAAATGGGTACTTATAGCCCACAGTACCACGCTGATTAAGCGGGTCAGCTGTACCAGATGCACCAAGAGGTTTAACTATAAACTCAGCTTCTTTCGCTCCAAGACGCACTACACCGTAGGCTTCTTGTCCCAAAATAAATGAGCTATATACGTTAGGAGAAGCACCGTTGCTATATCCGTTAGTGTTGAGCAACCAACGAACGTTACGGGTTGATCCCCATTCCGCTTCAAGTGCATTAAGTGGGTTTGGATAGTTAGCAGCGGAGATAAAAGAACTTATGTCCTCTAAATCACTCTGCATATCAACCGACATAAAGCCCCAGTAACTCGCACGTACGGGTTCCGTACCAAATTTATTTTCGCCAGGGAGGGGGTTGGTCATTAAACGGGCATTACCTTGTCGGAGAGCTACAACGGCGTTTTGCACGTCCTCGTCTGTGATCTCTGTAGGAGTATTACCATTTGTTCCGTTTGTGCAAGCGATTGTACTTGCGGTTGAAACCATCATATCACGAATTAGCGTGTCCAAAGTCAATCCTAGCTGTAAAGATAAAACTTTAGTTGCTTCATTAAGCACTCTATCTTGTACAACGTATTGAACTTGGTCTGTAATCGTAACAAACGATCCGTACCATTGAATTTGTGTTTTAAAGTCAGTAACAGACAATTGGTCGCCGCTTGGCGTTTGTCCGTCAGTAAGAGGTACTGTAGCCGCGGTAAGTGTACCGTATCTACGGAATACCATCTGATCACCAGAATTTAGAGGAATTTGACGCTTTTGAGCGAACAAATCGTAAATAAAGTAGGGTCTTGCCAACGTGAGTAGTAACCGATCGAAATAGGTTCTAACTTCCGGAGGCAATTGCGTTAGTGTTGTAACTGCCATGAGTCATCCTGTTAGATCTCACCCAAGTTTCGAGAAGCAATTCGATGGAACTCTTGATCAGACATTGTTGCGTAATACTCGGCTTTACTTAATGTACCTTGACCACCGCCTTGCGAAAGTGTTCCAGGTTTACGAGCATTTTCGACAATTCTTTGTGCAGTTGCGCTAGGCGCCGATGCTTGCTGAGTTCCTTTCGCTTGCTGATAAAGCTTTCCAAGTTCATAGGCATAAGCCGCTGGCGTTGGATGGCTCCCGATTCCATGAGCGAGAAGGGGGTTTTCATTAATCAAAGGTTTTAAATATTTATCTAACACCTCGGCGTAATCGGAATGTTTTGAAGCTACTTCGAGCTCTTCCAGCCTTGCTCGGTACGCTCTTTCACGTGCGTCCCATTCCTTTCTAATTTCACCAACCGTTGGTAAATCTGAATCTGTCAGACCTTCAAAGTCTTTCCTCGCCTCTTGCTGAGGTTCGGAACGGTGAGAATTAGCTTTAAGAATCTCAAGCTGTAGATTGTGCTCTCGCTTCTCTAAATCCCTTTCAGCCTTCATTCGATCAATTTCTAGTCTCAGGGCTTCGAAGTTCCGTTCCTGTTTGAACTCTCCGGAATCTCCGGATTGTTGATTCTGTTGTCCGGAATTTCCGGATAACTGATCTACAACTTCTGAGTTTACTGGATACTCTTCGGCTTGCACTTCATTTTGAAAAGAATTAGTCGTATTTTGCTCCGTGGCGGCCGGAGCCATAGCGCCCATATAATCTTGCATATCAATGTCTAATGACATATTTACCTATGACACAATTGCGTGTAGTTTTTGACCTTGCTGGGCTACTCTTGCAGACGAATCATCTGAATCTGTAGAAAGCAACCGAGGGTCGAGTGGTACATCAGGTGGCGCGGAAAGTTCTGGAATAAATTGGAAAATTCCCTGCGCGTTATCTACGTACCATGTTAAAATTCCTAACATCGGCGCGGGCCGTTGGTAGTAAGCTTTCATCGTTTGGTTATAGACTCCTTTACCTGTGACTTCACTTCGGTAAGGGTCGTATTTTGCGGCGTAGACAATGTAAAAAGGCTTCACTTCTTTTTTCATGTTGTTGGCAAAGTCTTCGGCCATTTGCCAAACTTTGCTACCCCATGCATCTCTTGATTCGCCAATTTCCTGAACCATAGGTTAATAACCTGTGTTTCCGGATTCGCCATCCCAATGATAGTCTTTAAATTGAGCATGAATCTTTTTTTCGTCGCCCATGCAACCGGCTTTTCCTGCTTGGCCGTATGCGATGTCCATAGCGTCAGCTTTAAAATCGTAAAGCCCCGCTTCCATTGATCTTTTGCCTTGCATAGGGACGGATGGTTTTTCAACCTCGTTCTCGTACATGGCGCTTTTTTCTCTTTTCATTATTCACCTTTACTTTTGGATTTAGGCTTCCCCAGATTGGGGTATTTCTTATGTACTGCTTTCTTAATCCCTGCTGGATTAGGTGCATTATGTGCATAAGCAAGAGCCGCCTTTGCGCGCTTGCGTGTATTAATTGGATAGCTGCCTTCTGGTGCTCCTCCGCTTGGTCCGGCAAAAGATTTAACGTCTTTGTACTTGCCGACGTTTGAGCCGCCTGGCTTCTTGTGCATTTCTGCAACTTTACGCTTAGAGACTTCTTTGCCTTTGGAGATAACTTCTTTCTTTACCATTTTTAGTGACCTTTCTTGCGTGGGTACTCATTCTTAGATTCTTTCTTATGCATGTCATAATCGCCTGAGTCAGCTGGAGGTGCAGAATTGGTATAGCCATAAGGCATTTCAGTATCAGCAACTCGCGCGTCTAGTTGTCGGCTGTAGGATTCAGGCGGATTGCCGTATGCTGTAAAATCGTAAGACACGGGTAACCTCTATGTGATAAATTCAATTTGAATTTTATACGAATCACAATTTTACTACTACTTTAAAGTTTAATTTTGTATATTGCGGCCATGAGACAGTTTCAAGAATATGACGCCCAAAAAGACAGATTATTGCCACTTGCTAAGACAATCGTTCCGCTAGCGTTAGCTTCGCTAGGTATTATTTATAGAGAAGCTCATAAAAAAGAGGACTACCAAGAAGCAACCGATTTAATAGCGAATGACCTACCTAGAATTAGCATACGTTCTTCTATGGGTTGGGGAAATAATATCATGCTACGCATAGGCCCCAACGATGGATTTAAGTATGAGTACCAAAAAATTATGGATGGTTGTGGAGATCTATATTTTTATGGATTCCATTCCAAAGAATCACTTAACTATCATAAATGGTACTTGATTGATCTGAATGTGTTTAGACGTGTGATTGAAAAAGAGGGTGCGGATGCATTTGGATTTGCTTCAAATAAATGTGAAAGCAATAAACTTTGTGAAAAGCCTTTCCGTATTTTCTATCTCGATAACTTCAAGGAGTATAAAGGCCTGAGCGTTTACCCGGGTCTTATTTTAGACACGAAGGAAGCTTTTGAAAGTCGTATTGCAGAACAAATTAACATATGTAGTTCAGGCCTTAAACCGGCTGAAGCAAAGGCTGTTCTTTAACTTCTTCTTGGCGCTGCTCGCCTTCTAGCTCTCTTAGCAACTGAAGTTTCTTTGCCAATTGATCAAGGTCGATGTTATCCAGTTCCTTTACAGCTTTGAGTAAGTTAAGTACACCGGCAGTTCTCTCTTCTTCCGCTCTTGATATGCGTTCGGCATTTAAGGCTTGATCGAGAACGACTTTAGCTTCTCTTTCATGCGCAAGCGACAGTTCAGCTTGTGATTTCGCATCAATAGCCTCATTAAGTTTACTTTGGTGCTGCATTTCGAGCTGCATTTGCATTTGCTGAGCTTGTTGTTGTGCCTGCGCTGATGCTGCAATGCGTTCTTTATATTGCTTTTTGTCGTGAAGATTAGAGGCGTCGACCATTTCTTCATCTGTAAACTGAATTCCCATGGAGCGAAGAGCTGTCATTTCCATAAACTGAGCTTGGCGCTGTGTATCTGTAAGAATTCCTTCGGAAATAACAACGTCGTAACGAGCAAAATTTTTGTTATAGAACTCGGGCGTCGGATCTTTCTTTGTAATTAGCTTAATTTTTTCAGGCGTGTAGCTAGTCTGGGCCATTTTCATTACTTTTCGGCCTAAAATCTTTTGAGATTCTCTTAAACCGTCAAAAATGTCCTGCAAATTGACTAATCCAGCCGCTTGGCGCATTTTGGATAGTATTCCAGCTGTTTCTACTTTGTCATTGTCAGCCATCCCGAAAAGTTCAGAGTTAACTCCTGCATTTTCCATCATATCTTTGTCAAATTCAGCTTCAAGTTGGAACATGGAGGGATCGATTCTGGGAGGCTGGATTTGCGTGATATCGGTTCCGATGTTTGCTTCGGGCTTCATCCAGATAACTTGGCCTTGGCCAGACTTATAAAGCGACTGAGGGTTAGTTACTTTGTCGTTCTTAGCTATCCATCCATTACTAAGTTGACTATCAAGGATGTCAACCATCTTGGAGCGGCGTTTGTTAAGTTCTGTTTGCGGATCTCGGATGATTCTAACGAGGGATTGGGCTTTCCAAGTAAAAAGATCGTAGGATGGTTCCCATACGGCCATAACTGGAACGAAAGGGTAATCTGAGAGTCCTTGGGGGTCTTTGCCATAATATAAAAGTTCTCCTTCTACGATGATCCCTAGCTCTACAGAGCGCACGGGCTTTCTAATAAGCTCAAGTTGTGGGAAGTCCTGGCGGAAAAGCTGCAAGCGTTTCCTATCGCCTTTCCATTCCCTCGTCTCACCTGTTTCCATATCGACAAGAACTTCTTTTGTCTCCCAACGTGTGCGCCAATATTCGGTGTAGTTTAGGAGCTTTTGCATTCCCCATTGTCTGGCATAGGGCATATATGTGAATTTGTCATCTCGCGAGCCCCACGGAAGCCCCATGATCACATCTTCTTTATCTGGGATAAGTGAAACCACTTCATCGCGGGTGAGGAATTTGCGTCTAGCCACAAAGCCACAATCACTTAAATCTCTCTTTGTAAAGAACGGATCAAGAATCACTGAGTTCCATTCGTCAACTTTAAATTTTATATCGCCTGAAATTGGGTCATCTCTGTAGTCAATCCAAGGCGAAATAAATGAAAGCCCCGTCGTTAAGGCGCCTTTGAAGGCCTCTGAAATAGCCTCGTTACCGTCGGCATACTGATAGATGTATTGCAACGTGTCGGAGAGTTGGTTAGCTGTTTCTTCGGATGAATTTTCAATTGGTGAAACAGTTGTAGAAAGTCGGTTTTTTCGTTGGTATCCTTGTACCAAGTTAATAATGCGACGTACTTTGTTGTACGTAAAGGAAGATCGCCGTTGATTGTTAAGATATGAAAGTTCCTCAAGCGACCATTGGTTGCCTAAGTAAAAAGATAAGTCTTTGTATGCTTCGGCATAGAACGTGTTCCAAAGCTGATAGGCGCGCTCATAGGATTCGCCGAAATCTTTAATTATGTCTTTGTGAAAATCGAGACGCGGATCATTTTTGGCTATTTCTTTTTGGAAATTATTTAAAAAATCATTGCTATCTCTGGAATAGTTAGAAACGGGGCTTGTCATCTAGAAATCCTAATGAGTGAATAATCTCATTATAGTCTATAACTTTAAATTTGAAAATCTAAATGAACAACCCCGCTAGGTTACTTAAAATACCTTGTGGTATGAAAAGATCAATGAGCGATTATGATTGCACATATGATCTAAGATCGAATCGAGGATTCTAAACTCGATGCCACAGTAATAACCGTTAGCCTTCGGCATATGGATTCCTCCAATCAGTTGGTAAGAAAGAGCCATCCTTGTTCCAGCTTCTAGATCAATCCAAAGGCTGTCTTCGATGATGTTGGCATTCCAATTGCTATGTTCGCCTGTTAATCCAATACCAAGGCCAATGTAAGGTACTAACGCTGGTAAGAACGGAAGTTTTAAAATGGCGTTGCTATGCAATGAAGCGGCTTTAATATCTCCATTAAGAGGCACGATAAACTTGTTATCCTTTCCTTTAAGTTCAAGTCTTTGTACTTCATTACAACGATAGCAACCTTCTAACTCGACCGAAAAGCGATCGGTAAAATTGTAAGCTCCTGAGACTCCAACAATTGGACCAGAACGCGCTTTAAGCTTCGCGGCTGGATGGTATGTTAAAGAAACTTCGTTATATCCAGCAAAAGCATGTGCTGAAAATCTCGTCTCATCTGCCGACAAAGTTGCGGACAAAAGAAGAACTGATACGATAATTGATTTAATAAAAATCATGATATGGGTACTCCCGAGGGTTTTATTGGTTGATTTGGTATACGAGGTGGTGGATAAGGGACTGGATTAGGAGATATAGGGCTCATTGGAGACCGGGGAACCGGACTAGGCGGCTTCTGAATTGGGACTGTTCCTCTGCTCATTTCTTCCTTTTTGCAATCCTTCGATGTGATCTGCATATTTTTCGTTAATTAAACTTAAGCTCTTACATAAATTTTGAAGTGTACATGATTTAAAGTATTCAAATGTTCCTTCTTCATGGTTGCGGAAGTAGTCTAGATACAGCGTCTTAAGCAAACCGTTGATTTCCCAATAGACACACATAAGCGTTACAAAACGCGATGTGTCGCATTCGCATGTTTCTATATGCAAGCCACAAAAAGGGCATTCGTCGCTATCAAAATCAGCTATCATGTTCTTACAGGGTTAGTGTGTAACCATCCAGTTCTTGCGCATTGATATGGCCATTGCATGGTATAAGCTTGGCTCCATGGAGGTATGGGCACTGCGACCGTTCCTCGGCCACCTGCACCGCCTACAGCGCCTTGTGTTGCGCTAAAAGGTAATGGCCACGGGAAAGGACGCGCTCTAGGTGGTGGTTGCACTGGAACACGCCCTGAACCACCAGAATAACCGCCAGAACCGCCACCACCAGCGCCACCGCTTGAAGTACTGTTTGGTGGTAAAAAACCCATGATTTTCCTTTAGTTATTCGAAATCTTTGCATTTAAGCTTCCACATAACGGGTTTACCATTACGATGAAGTAACAATGGATCAGATCTACAAACGACGCCTTCCATAACATGTGCTTGGTGTGCAATTCTAGAAAGCGGCTTGGACTTTACAAATTCTATAATTTCTTCTTCTTGCATTATACCAATTTCAGGGACTGTAGTGATACTTAATTTTTGAGCTATTGCTTTAACATCTTCACGTTTCAACCACCATCCATTTACCCAGATGTCGAATAAAATAAAGCTAGCATCGGAGCGGTAGTAACCGCCCGATTGTATTTTTGGTCCGTATCCTTCGCCGAAAAGGATTACTTTTTGCTTACTTTTTTCAAGAAGGAAAGCTTCTTGCAAAGTCTGGATGGTAAATGTTCGTTGTAAATGCAACAGCAAATGAGGAGGAAGCTGAGCGTTATCAGTTCGCCCACCAAAAATAACTGTTGGTTCACTGTCTAGCTCTTGGTTAAATATTATGCGAATGTTCGTACCATCGATTTTCTCATCTACTCGCCATCTTTTTATAGCTTCAAATGTGGGATCGGCATATTCGCCAGGGATAAGGTTTTTGCCGTTATTTTTGCCTATGCCTAAGTTGTCTTTGTTAAATTCCCAGCCTTCTCTTTTCCATAAACTATTGATTTTTAGATATTCCATTAGGAACCTTATTTAATCTTTAACCCAGATCATAGCGAGAGGATTCTCAACAACGCCTACATATCTATAACCTTCATTAATTAATTCCTCATTACTCTTGGATGGATTGAAAAAACTTGGATTTATAAACTGTTCATAAATGCACCATTTTCCAGATGCTAAATTTATAATGCTGAGTTGGCGCTTTAATGAATCCATATCATCTTGCATAAGTTTGAGACAGTTATTTAATGCGCTCAAACCGTTTGAAAGTTTATCTAAATCACATCCAGTATGTTGTGCTTTTTTTTGATAATATACATTTTTCCTTTTCTTTTTGGATGCTTCCGTTTGTAAAATTCTATAAAATTTTCATAACATTTACGAATGTTATCGCATAGCATCATTATTCATTTGAACACCGGATTGTATTTTTCATACATCTGCTGCGCTTCTTTCTCGCTGATTCCAGCCTTTGCCGCGTCGACGTGTATCTTAACAGCAATTGCCATGTAACGTGCACTATCGGCTCCGTGTGAACTCCAATCATGAACCGGGCGCATACGATAAGAATTGAGCTTGCTATCAAACTCTTTTCGATAGTTTTCTAAGCATTTAATGAGCTTTGAGCATTTCTTTTCATTGATCCAAAAACGCGGAAAGAGGCCTCGTAGAGCTTCGATACCGCTTTCAATGCTGATTCGGAGGGTTCGAAGTGGGGTAAACCTGATTCCCAGATCAGCACCCACTTCACGAGCGGATAATCCCGTGCAAAACTGGTGGGCATCGATGTCATGGGGCGCGAAATGATCTGCGTAAACGTACGGCTTATCAAAAAGTACTTTTGCGTAATGGGACAAACCCTCTCCATGATTTTCGTAGTAATCGATGATATGGATCTCTTGGCCACATAGTTGATAGAATGTAATCGCAGTCGAATCCCCGTAACCGATGTCCCATGCAGTGTAGACACGCTTTTGACTGTCCCACGGGACAACACCAATTCGCCCATCATCTTTAGCCTCTTGTATATATTTTGCGTAATAGCTTCCTTCTACACCTAATGTAAAGGAACAAAAATATTCTTGCTGGATCATGTCTTCGGACATGCCCTCATCGCGTTCTTTCTGTATATCTTCGGTGGTTAGTACTTCCGTATCATCCACTGTTAGCAACTGGCAATACCATTCAGGATTATCCGATGCCATATCGAATAGTTCCTTCGCATGGTTGCAACCACGAGGAGTGAAGTTGAATACGGCCCACCCTCCGTTCTCTCGAAGAATCGGACGTATTAATGTCCAAGCAACAGGATCTTGTAGGCTGTATTCAGTAAATACACAGCCAATAGGATTTGTGCCGACAATACTATCGATGTTGTTAGTCCCAATAATTTGGATAAGAGATTCATTTTGTAACCTTATTTTCATTTCTGTTGAGTTAGGATCACCTTTGATTATTTCTTTAGGGATGTGATCCAGTAAGCGAAACCCTTCTTTGTCCGCTCCATCCCATAGAATCTTTCTCCCTTGGCTAAAATGGGGAAAAAAGTAGTAGTACGTACCAACGCGTTTACATGCTTCCTTGATTAAAAAGTTCCAGCATGTCTTTTCCTTGCCCGCCCGGCGATGCCACACCAGCACAGCGCGACGGATGCCACTTTTCATCTTATGCCAGAACTCTTTCTGGTAAGCCCTGGCGTGGTAGTTGTGCGGCAACAGGATGGTGTGATCTTTACTTAGACTCATGGTTGGTTATCTTTAAGTGCCGCTTCTCTATCTCTTTCTGCCCTACACTCGAAAGTAATTTTGTTGGTATACTTTTGTAGGCGATCTCGCAATTCTGTATCACAATCACCTCCATCGCATACATAGGCTAATAAATTGGTAGGCTTGCCTTCGAGCGTATATACATCTCTATGCATCATTGAGCAACAAGAATCACATAACATTTTTAAATTTTCTTTTGTAAATTAATCTAAGCTCAAACGTTCATGCCGTTTAAACTGCATTGAGCGAGTTGAAGCAACGGGCAAACTGTATCCACTGAACAATTTATTCATAAAGTCATTCTGCTCTTTTAAGTTTTGCATGCTCTGCAATAGCTTTAGGACCTTTCGAACCGGGTCTTTCTTATTTCTACGAAGGCGCCGTTTATTATGGTTTCGCTTTAACTTGTGTCTGTTCATAAAATTCAGTGATTTGCTTACCTATTTCATTAAATGTATTGCGCTTGCTTGTGTCTTGTGGTCTAAACTTTTTGTCCCATTTTTTCTCTAGGTCTTTAAACATCATATAAGTACAATAGTACGGGTTTAAAAGAATCCTACTATAGGACTGGATAATTTCGGGTGGTAAATCTGTTACAGTGGTAATTTTTGACATACTAATCCAACACCACCTTGAACGTCCAGCCACCATGCGCCGTTTGTCGTTGCTCTAAATGGCAGTGTCTCATAATATCCGTGAGGTCTTTCTCGCTAACTGCTTGGCTTATAAAGAACGTTTTATAGAACAGGTTTTTAACTTCTTCTTGCCTTTTCCAAAGGTCATGTGCTAATTCTTCTAAGCTTACCGATGGGGACATTGAACTTTTACTATCCAAAACTCCGTTATCGACACAAAGGACAACTCTATCCTCAAATGATTCTAGTGGATGCTTAATTTTTCCTATTTGAGCATTTACTTGTTCTTGGATAATCTTTCTTAGTAACTCCGTATCTTCGGATCCATTTTCCCATTCAATATATTCCAATGCCCAAATGATATAATTAATCTGTTTAAAGCTTAGATCTATTTTCATATTATGACTCTAACTGGCTGATTTATGGGCTGATATCGTTCATTCATGATACTGGCATTCACACAAATTGTATGGTTCTCAGTTCCTATGCCCGCACGTTTCAGGATAATCTTTTGACCACCATTTTCATGGATATGCCCAAACACGTGCAATTTTGGCTTGATTCGTGTTTCTAATTCATTTAGCAAATCTGTATCGCCAACGTGTGTTCCACCGTCGCGATCGACTCTGTCTAGGATTCCATAAGGCGGCGTGTGAGTGATGAGGATATCCACATCATCAGGAATCAGAGCCCATTTATCTTTGAGTGAGTGCATGAACGGTTTCGTAAAAGCGCAGCAATGGGGATTTATTCCGGGAAATTGAGAAGTCCATGGCGTACCCCAGATTTTCAATGCTTCGAATTCTGTGCCTGAGTCGCAAAGGAAATCTAGTTCAATCCCGTAATAAGGGTTATCTAATAAATAGTTATCGTGGTTTCCACATATAAATACTTTTTTTTTGTAATCTAATTTTCTTATCCACTTATAGAAAGAACCAAAGGAAGTTGGTAAATCATTTCTAGTCAAATCCCCTGCTACAATCAATAGATCGCCGCCCTCGAGTTCTGGATAATGCCCGTGAAGATCTGAAATAAGGTCAACAATCATATTCTTTTACACCAACTTATAGCATCGATTCTGTTATTCGCGCAAAGCACGGACTTTTTAATGAGTGCCCGTTAGTCATCTCTATAATGCTAAACAGTCAAGAGATCGCTTTTGACTGTAATTTTAACGTCGTCTCTATCGCCGGGGAAATGATCCATGACCTCTTTGATATGGGCTTGTACGATCGGATGCTCTTGCGTGAACTCAAAGTTTTCGTACTCTAAAGCTTTATGCTCCAGCTTCCATTCGTCGTCTTTAATCGTTACTTTCAGTTTAGTAACCATAAATTACCCCTTACGTATAATGCATTTAGGAAGCGCTAGTATCAAAGTGATACAGACGCCTAAAAAATGTTTGTCAATTAATTCAGCCCAGCTCATTTGTTCATTGCCTCTTTTAAGGGTCCATATTTTAGGCCTTTTGCTAGCCATTCGCATATAAAGCGCATAACCTTGCGCGCCAATCGAGGACGCTTTGATTTAATCTTTCGCATTGACTCACTTCTTGATTTTTTTTTGTGTTGGCTTCATTGCTGCTTTGCATTTTTTAAGCATCGGATCAATTTTCTTCTTATCGATTTGTACAAGCTTTTCATTTTTTTTGACGGCCTTTTTCAGAGTAGCAACCGCCGCTTTAGGCTTGCTTTTGATCTCTGCTTTAGCTTTTTTCATCTTCTTGCTTACTTGTTCTAACTCTTTATCCATATTGTTAATCCTGTCCATTTTTTCGATTTTGCCGCTCATTAGTTGCTGCAAAGCAACAACGCCATGTAGCGTCATTAAAATATCCTCTACGGCCCAGCAAATATCATCCATCGATTTATAGCTATGATATGGGCCTCGTGGGTCCGCGATCAATGCTGGTGCTTGTGCCTTCTTATTGCGTACTTGTATTCTCATGCTTCCTCGTTCTTGTCTGATTGTGTTTGTGTTTCTTTCTTCCAAATTGCTAACATGCGCCTGACTGATGCATCTACCATTTCATCTTCGCGTACAAAGTAATGTTCACCATGGAGTGAGTTCCATGTATGGATTGCGCCTAAGTCATATTTTAGAAACGGAGCACCAAAAGCCCATGCTTCAAATTCTTGTTGTTCTTCCCAGTTGGTAAATACATCGCTCATTAATCCGGTACATCCTTAATGTGTACGTTAAACTGAACATTAGTTGCTTCTTCGGGCGGTTTGTCTCGTTGTCCTAGCCATTGCTTGCCGAGCCACACTTGCATAACAACGTTGCCGTTCTCTGCTGATTTCCACTGCAAGCGCTTTAGGGACTGTTTGCCATTTTCCTGCCCCTTTTCTATGTGAGTGGAAAAACGGTCCCTTAGTGTATCAATCGAGCAACCAACCACGGCTGCTATTTCTTTGTAGGTGCATTGTATCGCCGCTAAGTTCTCGATTAGCTTTACGTCTAACTCTAACTTGGGGCGACCACCCTTATTTTTCGTAGTAATTTCTCTTTTAGCCATACCATCCATTTAGTGCAAAGTTTTTCTTTTGTCATTATACAATTTTCTATAGAAAAATAGTAGTTGAGATTAAAGCGAGAGTTATTTTATAGTAGCGCCATTATCAAAAACTCAACTCGTGAAGAGGAACAAATGAAAAACATCAAATGGATCAAAGATTACTCAAACGCCATACTGTTCATTAAAGACCGAAACGCAAGTAGGATGACATTTAGAACATTTTTAACAGATATAAGCACGACCCTAATTTTTAAAATACTAGGAGAATTACAGTGAAACACCAATCAATCATCAAGCTAGCCCGGGAACTCGGGTTATGTATCTCGTGTTGCGGGGAAAAATATTGGGTGAGCAATCGTCTGTATAAATTAGAATGGCAAGATCAAGACGGCTTTGCATGCTGTCCCTATATCTCGAAACACAGCGATATAAAAAATTACGCGGAAGATTATTTTCCGGGATTCTTCCCTAAAACCTTAAAAGAGATAAGATTCCAATTTTCGCAATAAAAAAGGCCGGCATTGCACCGGCCTATAGGAACCACTATGAAATCAATGTATGAGTGAAAAAATAAAATCTCATACATGCCGCATTATATACAACTTTCCATTATTGATATATTCAATTGTTGCACGTCTGATAATAAAGATTATGTTGTAAAAATACGTTCCCATCCATGGTTACTATTCTGCTACAGGGGTTTCTAGTTGCGGAATTTCTTCTTGCTCAATCATTTCGCGTACGAATGCCTTCACCATGCTAGGATTGACATACATATCGAACTTTGAGTTCGGGATATGCAAGAATTCTGTAGGAGAGTCTGCCCATTCACTTATTCGCAGGTCCTCTTCCTCAGAATTTACAACAGTACTCACATTACCTTCATCGAAAAAAAAAGTCCATTTAATCATTTTTGCCTTTATGGGTTGTCGCTTCCTATTTTAGAGCCCATATCATAGAGCCTAAATTTATCTTCTCTGTAATCAGTGTTGTATAGAGTGGCTTCCTCTTCTTCCAAAATATCCTCATCATCTTCCTGACGAATAAAAATATTCAAGACATTTCCTTTCAATAACGTTTCGGGGAACTCTGCCACCACTCCCTTTTTGCCTATTCTCCCTATCTCAGCCGGGGTCAATATCAGCTCTAGGTATTCAACTTTGTCAATTGGTTCAAATATTACGCGCATTTCACCTCGCTGGAAGGGTAGAGTTCATCAATAGGCACAACTTTAATCACGATTTTATCCTTTTCTCCCCATCGCTTGCGCCCAATGTTATCGGTAATCTGGCGATCATCCTCATACACAATCTTTTTAAGCGCGTTACGAATAACGTAGGAGCAGTTGTCTTCATCCGGGTAAGTTGTGTGGTGGATTATCCCATTAAGCATCAGGTTGCGCTTTTTAGTGGGGGTAGATTTTGGTATGGAGAAGTAAGATGTAATCTCTACCATGAGAGGGCCAGTGAGAGGTTGCTCAGGCGCAAATGGCCTGATCTGCCACTGGATCATTTCGACGTAATTCTTAATTTTTTGGGGAGTAAAGATACGGCCATTCCCTATAGATTTCCCCTGTGGTAATGGCCTGCCGTAGACTTCAAAGAGATACATATAACCTATTTTCAAGTATAAAGTTATAGATATCTCATCGCTCTATTTATTCCTACAGTTTTTTTTAAGCCTCTTTCAAATGGCGCATATTCCATTCCTTTTCAGATTCGACAAGCCCAATAGCGTCCTCACGTTTAATAATATAAACTTTACCTTTACGGATAGCTGGCAACCGGCCGATGCGGATGAGGTAATAAAGACGTTGAGGAGCGTAAGGAGTCCTCGTTAAGTGAGCAAGAGTAGCTGCCACTTCGGGAACAGAGTAAAACCCTTTGTCAGCATCAAAAAGCGGCTTCCCATCCATTTTGCGCTTACTGAAATTGTAACGATTGGCTCTGTAGTGATCTAGATCTGATTTTTTAATGAGCCACGCTTTATCTTTTTGCTGCGTGGCTTTAATTTGGCCTTGATAAAGTGCCTTATAAATAGCTGGTAATCCAACGTGGGCATATTCTGCCGCTTCTCTAGTGGTGAATACAATGTCATCGTCATTCATTTTTTTGTTCTACCCCTTAGCTCGTCTACAGATACCTTCCCACCTGTAAGCTTAGATATTTTAATCGCTTTATCTAATCGCGGATGAGATGTCCCTGCCAGGTACTTAAACAGAGTTGAAATGCCGATTCCGCATTGTTCCGCAAAGTCTCGAGGTGTGATGTTATCGTTCTCGATACTAGTCAAATAATCCCTAAGTTTCATGTTTTTAAACTCTCCTTTTGCTACAAATTTAATCTCTTATATGTTTAAATGCAAGCGATCAAATATTTTAAGGAGCAAAAAGGACCCACAAATGTTAACTCATAACAACAAAACCTATGCCCGCGTCTCGGAAGTTCTCGCCGACGTCAGCGATTACAGCCATATCCCAGCCTCAGTTTTACATAGGAAACAGAACGTAGGCACATGTGTGCACGATTCTATAGAGGATTTTATCAAGGGTGATTTCCCCCATTTCGGCACTCAGGAGAATTTTCTCTATTTTGAGAGCTTCCAGCGATGGTATGATACTTTGCAGCCTCGGTTTGTACAGACAGAAACCCGTTACTATGACGATGAATTAATGCTCACAGGCTGTGTGGATGGGATTGCGTATCTTCCTTGGAACACTTATCCCACTCTAATAGACTTTAAAACAGCTGCCACAGAGTCACCAGCGTGGATTATGCAAGCTCACCTTTATTACCATCTCATCACAAATGTTGGTGGGATGCCTGTTTCGCCTACATTTCTTTTCCTAAAGCTCAGCAAAAATGGAACATTACCAAAGGTTTATACCTACAAATATAGCCCTATGATCATGAATGCATGCTTCGAGCTTACGAGGGCATACTGGGAAAGAATGGATAAATGTAGATTAATTGTAG